TGCAGCTTCATATACATCTTTAATAGTAGAGCCAAGTTGATTAGCTTGTGCAGTATAAGTAGGAAGCATATCCCACATATCGCCAACACTAAAATTAGTAACTACTGCAGTTTGAGTCATTGCAGCATCAAGTTCTTTAACTGTAGCGAATGCATCACGAGCAATATCACCAACCTTTCTAATAATTTGAGTTAATCCAAAATATTGCTGTATTTGTCGACTAATGTCTGTAGCTTGTCGATTAAAATTAAACTCTTCTTGATGCATACGTTTTAGCGATTCAGTCAAATTATCAACTTGATTACTAGCTTGATTATATCCATCAAATTCATTTTTAATCCCTTGCGCAGCCTTTTGTTTTGTCTCATCTAATTCTTTTTGTAAATCGTTTTGTCGCTCAATTAAAGGATTCATCGCCGCTTCTGCTTGTGCGACGGCACCATTCATAACACCAATCGCGGCAGTTAACTGTTGATATTTTTCTGCGCTTAAAGTACCTGGCATTCTCGCGCCAGTCTCTGTAGTGCGTGGAGCAACTTTTTTAGCATAATTTTCTAATTCTTGTAATTGTTTCTTAGCTGCGGCAATCTGTCCAGTATTAACACTACCAATAATCTGACTTAACAAACCATTGTCGCCAGATATTTTAGAATTTTTAGTTATGCTTCGAATATCAGCAAAAGCTTTAGTAAATGGAGTAGTATCAATCTTAACACTACCAATCTGTTTAACAACACTGGTTAATTCATCCATAATCTTTTTAACTTCACCAGTGTCGAGATTAAGCATATCTTTCATATCAAGCTGAGTAAGTTTCTGTGCATCCTTACCAATTGCTTGATATAAACTGCGCATATTATTTAAGGATTTTTCTACTTGATTATAATCGCCTTGAGTTTTAACACCTTCAGTGATTTTCTTCTGATATTTTTCATATTCCTTATAAAAGGCAGTAATATTTTTGTTTAAACTATCACCTAACTTATCTGGTAGTTTAAGTTTGGCTAAGGCTTTTTGCACACTGCCGACATTACTGACAACGTCGCTAAAATCACCTATACCTTTTATGGTTACGCCTATAACCTGGTCACTCATATTTACCTCCAATAAAAAATAGCGTTAATTAAAAATTAACGCCATTCGGAATCTCTATCTATATCATCTTCCAAGTAATATATCTCTAAGGCTTTTGAATTTTTCGCATTTCCAATCGGTAAAGCCGTTCCACTAAACTTCCCTACCACTGGCTGCGCATTTGTTCCTAAAGTGAGATTAAAGTCTGACGTAATTTTTAATTTCGGAATATAAATAATTGCCGTATGAGTTTCGCCAGTTATGTCATCTTTAATTCTCGTACGTCCCTCTAAAGTCACATACCCCTCAAAGATATCTTCGCCAATAAAACTCACATCCGCGCCATTATCATATCCATATTCATAATCTACAATAACATCCTTATAGACTAGAGGGGTTTGCAGTATAGCTTGAGTTTTATCAACCCAAGTTAAATTCGTCAGTTTCTCACCCGTTTCTTTATTATAAACAAAAATCCACGAATCTATAGGTACGTGGGTTAATGTAATTTTCCCTTCACTATCGGTTTCAAGCTCATCGCGTTGTGCAATCCGTACAATTTGATTCTCACCGATATTAACTAATCGAGTATTTGTCATAAGTCCTAATTGAGTCTTTGAAAATACTCCTTGCGTGAAAATTAAATTTACTCCCTCAGTCCTGTTCCAAACTACCAACTTTCGATTATAGTAGCCACCTTGTGCGGCTACTTCTTTATGTATTTCTTGAAAGTTACTAATTTGAATTTTATCAAACGCCGCAATAACTTCACCCGCGGCAATTTCTCTACCTTTTATCTCTATAGGATAAGTGGATTTTAACTGCACAAAGTACAGTTCTTGCATACCGAACTTATTATCCATATATGTCTCCTAAACAAAAGCGGAGAGACGTTACCGCCCCTCCGCCATAAGTTGCTTTATTAAATTATTCTCCTGGTACGAAATCCGGGTCATTCTGCGAAATTCCGGAAACTGCAGCGTTAGGATTTGTATAAGTGTCATGATTATTTTCAAAACCATCAAGAACAGATGCAACGCCCTTATTACCAATAGCGTCAGCACCGCCAGCACCAATATTGTACTTAACAAGCTTAACCATTGAGCCACTCTCGGACTTCAGGCACTGAACTGTCATCGAGAATGTAGCAGGGTCTCCATCAGCTTCCATTGTCAGGCTAACATCCTCAGCAGAAACCTTTCCCTTTGGAATGATGAACTGAAGGAATTCGTCCTTACCGGAAGCAACGTTTCTAGCATATGTATCGCCAGTGATGTAATAAGTATTTGAATTGAACTCTGCACCGATATCAATTGTAACACCGCCATTGATAACGCCATTATTAGCAGTTCTGCTAGTAGCACTTGATGTGCAGTCTAATAGGTCAAAAGTAATAAACTCAACAGCCTGCTTTCCATCTGTGCTCTTTCCAGTAGTCCAATCTACTGTAGCAGCAGCCATTGGAACTGGGTCAGCAACTTCTGTACCATCAGTCTTTTGATAGCTAAATGCAGATACTAAAGTTTTAGCAATGTAAAGCTTATTACCAGCGATATCAAAAGTAAGATAATCAGTTGAAACCTGCTTAATGTCTTCAAGGCTGTAGCGAAGAGTCTTCAGAACTTCCTGCTTATTTCCATAAACCTTCATGTCTCCACCGAACATGATACCGAGAGACTTAGCGCTGTATACAGCATCCTCCATCTCGATAGTAAGCTCTTTGTTAGTATCCCAAGAAAGAATCTTAACGTTACCTTTACCACCTCTAGCGTCAACAACTTCAGAGCTCTGGCTCAGAGTTGATGTCTTAAGAGTGTCCAGATAAAGAACTGGAGCAGAAGGAGCGCCCTTCGAGTCTAACTCGTAGAACATAACGTCAGCGACTTCTTTGATAGCATATTTATCAAGAATAATTGCCATATTATATAGCCTCCTATAATTCTTTTTCGTCTATATTTTTTATCCAATATTTTGGTTTAACTTTTTTACTATCCGCGCCAGCAAGAAGCGCACGTATATCAATATCGTATTCTTCCTTTTGCTGTTCCATTGCAATTAACCAATGAACGCACGCATAGCTCATCTCTCCAATATTAAGTGGATTTAAACCAATTCCCATACAACAAATTGCAGTCAGTAAAGTTCCCAAAGTTGGAGCTTCTTTAGCTTTTTTTCTCTTAAGTAACTCTTCACTTTGCTTAATTTTCATTTTATATCGTTTAATGCGCGGGTCTAGGTTTTCTTCCTCTGGGTCGGGTGCCTTCTCGGCCTCCACTCCCATAACCTTACGTATCTGATTTTGAAATTCGAAATAATTCTCCGCAGTAAGCAGCCTTGGATTTTCAAGGTCTACGTCTGGGTCTAATTCATCTTCCGACTTCCCAATCAACAACATCTCAATCTCCGGAACAATAGTAACCGGTTCATGCACAAAATATTGAAAAGCTTCTTCAATTTTCTCTTTAACCACATCATCTTGATAATAGTTAATTAATAAATACTGAAAAGGAGTTGGAACCCTTTGCACATTTTCGTCTTGTAAAAACGCTTTATCCAACTCCTCTTGAGTCATTGTAAACAATGATTGATAAATACCGAAATCTTTATTACCAACCACATCTTTTACTTTAGGGGGATATATTTGACAAATCCCTTGGAAGTCAATCGGAAAGCCAAGTAAAATTTTTTCATCAATCATAAGAAGTTAATACGAAGGTTTGTTCATAGGCAGAAATTTCTTCAGTTAAGAAATTTAAACTGAAATCTCCGCCAGTTAACTTACCTAATCCTTCAATCTTCTTATTATTTAATGACTCCTGAACTTCCCCCATAATAGCAAAAGGCCTTAAATTAGTATCTTTAATAATCCATTGAGTCATTGGCACAAAAACTTCAACACTAATCATTACATTTTTAAATTCATTGTTTGATGCTAAACCGCGGGCTCGCGCGATTCGAAGTGCAATAATTGAGTGCGCCGTCTCTTTTGGACCAACACGAGGAACTATTTTAATTAACTTCCCAAATACCTCATTCTGTATTTGTTCTTCGGTTAAATCCTCATGACTCAATGGGTCTTTATCAGTGTAATATAATAGTTTTAGTAAGTTTTGATTGGCTAAAAGCCTTTTCACTATATATTGAGCGTTAACTCCAATGTCTTTACAATTTCTTACGTTCATATCTATTTACCTCCATTCAACCAGAAGTAGTCATCGTTATTATCCCCTTCCTTCTGCTCTGGCGGTGGAGTTAAATCTCTAATATATTGTGGGTCTACTGATACGAATTCAACTCCAGGAGTTGACTGCATATCATAACCAGTAACAACATAAGCTTCTTTTAATCTGCCTTCACCAACTTCTAAATAATCGTCTTTTCTTAAAAACTCATTAACTGGTAAAATAAAGAAACTTAACTTTAAATTTTCAGTATATAATACCTTACTTCTACTACGTGATTTTAACTCATCTTTAAGCATGTTATCTTCCTGACCATAGAAGTATGCCCAAGAAGTCTGCTCATTACCATCTCTGTCTTTCCAAGTAAGAAAATGAGTCATCTTCAACATAATATATCTATTATATCCACTAGCTTTCATATCTTCTAAATAATAAATAAGCCAAGGTCTTAATTCATAATCCTTATCTGGGATAAATAAAATTGTTCCATTCGGCATATCTAAATGTACGTCGGTTAATAAATACTGCATCGTTTTTGTTTCATTCTGTCTCATCGGTGTAAGTTCGCCCTCGCGCACTTCTCCGTCGTATTCAAATTCCACATAATAAACCGACTTCATCAACTGCCTATGGAAATTTTCTTCTCTCTGACCTTGTAAACGAGATTGAAAGTCTACTCCATATCTATTTAACCTCTTTAAATATACTTCCTCATAGTATCCCATCGTCTCCCTCCATTTGTTTTGAAAGTAAAGACATACAATCAAAAATTGTACTTCTAAAATACTCATAACGTAAATATCTCAAAGAGGAAATTTTATGAAACAGGGTATAATAATTAATGGTTCTTTCCTCTGGGTCAAAACCATATAACTCAATAATAATTGAGTCTAAAAACTTTTCCCACTCTCTTCCTTTCTCGTATTCGCAAAGTAATCCAAATAGTTTATTCTTTAAACTATTTGCATATCCTTCATCCATACCAGGAATATATTTCATTTTACTCTCCTGCCAATTGTCTATATGTAAATGGCTGGCCCTTGCGAGAACGATAGTAAATACGTTCTAACTTCAATGCTTTATATTCCTCTCTTTCAAGTAATTGTTTTAACTTATCTATTAAATTAGCTTGTGAGAAATCTCTTTCAACATATAATGGCTTAACATTCTCCCATGTCATAATGGTTCTATTAAGCCATTCGCATTTCATATAAGTTGCAAGTATTTGAATCTCTTCATTGGCTACATTTTCATCAACGAACATATCATCTTGAATCTCCAAGCTAACCCTAGGAAACTTAAAATAAGGAATCGCCGCATCTAATAAAGACCGCCAATCCATTTCTCTTTCTTCATCTGTCCAATTTAACCATTCGTCTTCTAACATTTTAGATAGAAACGCATCATATACGTCATAGACTGAAGCCATTTTATTTCTCCTTTGCTACGGCTTGGTCGTCCCTATTTAACTTAATGGCCTTCATAATATCAACATCTACGTATTGCTGAATAATTTCAGACTTATCATAGTCCATAATCTCATTTGCAATAGCATATGCCGCCAGTTCGTTAATTTGTTCAATTGGAAGCTCTTTAATCTTCTGTCTAAATTCTGAAACCGGCATTACCTTAAGATAACGCTTTCTCTGTTCATCATTCAGAGTAATAATATTTACTGGCTCCTTTGCTCCATCTGGTTCAAGACCCAGCGCAATCTTAACTTCCATGTCATCAATGCCAAGAATACCATTCTTAAACATATTCTCAACACCAGGACTATACATAGCCTCTTCTAACTGCTCAAAAGGAATTACTGCTGTAGCACCTTTTCTTTCCCAAACACGTCTAAGCCTTAAGTCTGGTACTGTCAGCACAACCCTTTGTGAAACTAAACTTACAACTTTTACTTTCTTATCCATTTTAAATACTCCTTTTAACTCCTAGGTCTTACGTACACTGCGGCCAGTCGCCCTCGTACAGACATAGACGACACCTCATGCCGCGCATAGACGGGCGGCCGCGCTTCAACGTACAACCTCAACATATTACAAATAAATTAGGGAGGGGACGAACCCCTCCCCTATTTAACCAATTATACGTTCGGATACATCTCCTTATAAGTCTGAGCGATTCCCTCATTCTTATAAATTCCCCAGTTATGATAAGCAAGGATAGCTGTTCCGAGCTTTCTATAAGTATGAATCTCCATGGATTGGTCTGCATTTGTGAAGTCCCAAATCTGAGTCTGTCCTTCAAATACAACCTTAACAACTCTCTCACCACCAGTCGGCAGTACGTAAGCAAGTTGTGGGTCAATCCAAGTCTCTACGTTGTTCTCATCAACAAATGATTGCGGAATCTGAACAATCGGAGTTCCTCTAAAGATATTGATGTATCCCTGGTTGTGGATAGCATCGATGTCCTGTGGATGATATACTCCACCATAGTTGCCATTAGCAGCAACCGGAACGATAGCATCAGCACCCATAGCAGCAACGAATTCAGGCGGTGCAAAGATAACAGCGCCAGAACCATAGCTTCTAACTGTCGAGATGAGCTTCATCATTTCCTGGCCATCAAAGTCATTACCAACTGTTACGTTAGCTCTGTTGTTAGCCGGAACACCCTGTTGAGTAACAGCAGCGCGCAGTGCTCTCTGAACCTCTTGATATACTGCATCAGTCTGAGCCTCTGTCAGAATTCCAACGAGCTCAGCCATGTTTTCAGCACCATCAAGCATTCTCTCGAAGTCGATAGAAACGGCTCCGCCGATAGCGTGAGCGCTAACTTCGAAAGTGCTATTGTCGAGTCTGAAACTCTCATATACACCAGACAGACCAACCTGAGTAAGGAACTTTCTTGCTCTGCTTCTGCCCAGCTTCTGTCTGAACAGAGCCTTCTGACCTTGTCCAACCTGTTGAACCTCTGCGAACATTCCTACAGCGTCGATAACCTTGTTAGGAACGATTTCGTCAGCAGCCTCAATTATAATTTCATAAATGTCATATCTGTTCTTCATGAACTGATTGACGGAACCAGCTAACTCTCTGAATCCTTCGCGAAGAGCATCATCAACGTTCTCTACAGAATAGTTAGTTGGAGCCTGACCCTTAGCCGCATATACAGCTAATTCTTTCATTTCTTTAATAGTCATTCTTCATACCTCCCTATTATGCTTCAAGAACCTGGAACTTCAGAGCAAACTGATTATCCGGCATTGTTGTCTTCTCAACAACAAGCAGTACAGGACCAGCACTTGGTTTTGTAGCCGAAACCTTAATAGCTCCCGCGTCACTAATTCCACCATAAAGTGGAGTAGTAGCGATATTACCACAAGCTGTCTCAAAATTCTCGTCAGCAGTCTTTGCTGTTGCTCCCGAACCAGTATCAGTCCATTCACTATCATCATAACCAATACAGTTAGTTGTGAACAGCTCACCAACCGACAGGAAGCCAAGTCTAGGAAGGAATGTACCCCTCTCAAGCTTGAAATTCTTTAAAGCATTTGCTCTTTCATCATACATATGCTCTGTTGTATAGTTTAAAGCAACCGGCATCTTTGCAACATTAGCAGTAGTAGGGAACTTAACTGTTCTATTAACTCTATCTACTGCAAGCAGCATTCCATTTTCAGCTGGAATCGAAGCGAAATCAGTAGCATCAAGGGCACACTGAGCCTCAACTCTTCCATCTCTACGGAAAGATACCTGGTTAAGTTCTAATTGACCAAAACCGTCAATTACGAATCTTTTAAAATTACCGGCCATAATAAATCCTCCGTTTATTATTTCTTCTTATTCTTTTGTCTTGCTAAAATAGCCTCGATTCCAGTGAGGTTCTCCTCTGGCTTTGGAATGAAGTTATCTTCTGCGTTAGTGAAAATTGTCGACTTAGATTGAACGAGAGCAAAAGCAAGTTCCTTATCTAAATCTTCTTTAGTGAACTCGTTGAGTCTGTCTTTGAAACCTTCAAGGTCTTCTTCATCAAGAAGAGTGCTGTATTTAGCAATAACAGCTTCCTTTTCTTTCAGTTCTACATCAGCCTTAAAGCTGTTCAGCTCTGTATTTTCAGAAGTCAGAGTTTCAATTGTCTCTAAAGAAGCAGTATAATTACTATTAGCTTCCTCTAATTCATTCTGAAGTTTTTCATTATCCTGTTGTAAAGTAGCGATTGTAGTATCATTCTCTTCAATTTTGGAGTTAAGTTCTCCAACTTGAGCAGTAAATTCTTCTACTTGAGTATTCAGACCATCTACAACCTCGTCCAGTTTCTCATAAGTATTGTTATTCATAGCATGAAGAACGTCCAGCGCGTGCTTTTCATTCTCATTAACATCTACGATATAGCAAACTTCCATCTTATCAATGGCAAGAGAATCTGTCTCATCATCTTTTGTATAATATGCTCTATTGTATTCACCAGTTTCAAACTTAAATACTACTGCATACTCGTCATAAACATCGCAAATTGCATAGTCCATGACATATTCGTTCTCTTCATTGAATCTATTATTTAAAAGAGTCCAAAGCATATTATACTTCTGATTATCAGAAAGTTTAAAATTCATATGTTTTTCTCCCTCCAAGTTCTGCTTTTGAAATACATCAGTGCCTTGTAAATCAGTCATAAGAGTTTTAACTGAATCTACGAATGTGTAGAAAGCGGCGCCTTCAAAACAAGGCTCGTAATCTTCACCAAGTGCCTGTAAACCAAGGAAACGACCTTTTGTAAACACAAAATATCTCTTTCCACCAATATACTGCCACTCACCATCAATAGAATCAGCGTATAACTCCATCGACTGCGACTTCTGAACTATATTAAAAGCTTCTTGTTTATATAATCCAGTAAAAAGATACACATCAGTGCATGCATATGTTCTTTCTACTCCGTCTACATCAAGATGGTTCTCCCATGCGAAGTTTGGATTTTCTGGAACAATACCATAGATACGTCCCTCATATCTTTCTCTTCCATGGTCAGTAAAATCATCCTTCATAGTATCATATATGCCCTTAACAGGCACATATGGAAGTGTTGAAATTAACTGTTCCGCAAACTCATCTGTAATAAAGGTGCCATTTCGATTCGCGCCCTTATAGAAAATGCGGCATCTTGCTTTAGACAGAACTTCATTATAACTAGTAATGTCACCATAAACGGAAAGAGAAAAAGTTGTTAATTTATCTTTTTCTTTATCCATTAATTAGAACCTCCTCGGTCTAACGATTCCTCATTAGCCACTGTTTTTGCACTTTTATCTTGTGCGTCTTTCGTAGGACGTCCTACATTTCCTGTTTCTGTATATGAAGTACTTAACGGAATTAATTTTTCTTTCAGTTTTAATACATCGTTTTCTAAATCTTTAAGACTACTAAGTTCACGTTGCGAAACGTCCATAGCTAAAGCCGGCAGTAAGAAACTGTAACCGGAATTAGCCAATTTTAAACTAGTCTCAACATATTCCTTTTGGTTATAAAAAGATACTGGTAAAATTTTATAGGTAAAGGAAATGTTTGCATTACCATATTTGTAATTAACAATTGATGTAATAAATCTTTCGAGCTTCCGCGCGAGCACCATCATTAAAGCCATATCGTTAGTAATTGAAGTGTTTAACGATAAATTAGAATCTGTACCGAAGAGTTGGCTACTTGAACCCGCTTCGGCATAAATATTCGCAAGAGCCTTATCAACAGAATTAAGAGAATTATCATTAGCAGATTTTGATACAATGGCATCAACATCAGCATATGTTGTGAGTACACTTAAGTTCTCATTTTTACGCATCATGTCGACCGCGCCTTTGTGCATTTCAACTGCTTCCTCTGGCTCAAATAGTAAACCGCCATCAGTTAAGTGCGGAATATGTTGTACCAGAACCTTTCTAATCTCTTCAAGGTCTCTTTCCCTATTTAAATCTTTGGCTTCATCATATTCTAATGATGCAGAAATAATATTTAGGAATATCGGTCTTTCATCAACCAACGACATACAAATTCCTACATCAGTAGAAATGTAACACCATGGATTAGTTTCTTTTCCAGCTTTATAGCGCTTGTACCAATTTACTACTTCACGTGGATAAACCGCTAAAGCTTTTCTCCGATATTCTTTATCGTGTATAGAATCAAAATATGTAACATTAAATTCAACTATATCATTGCCTTCTTTATCCTTAAAGCGTGAACGACAATAAAAGATAGGCAAGTCTAATATAGATATGTATTTATCTGCTACTTCTTGAATCACCCCATAATAACAACCGTCTCTTAAGACATGTATGCCTATATGAGTAAATAAGTCAGGCAGCTTAGCCATATCAAGAAAGTCAACCGCACCCTGATACCTTTTCTCAATATATTTTTCGGAGAGATTTTTACCAAAACTTGGATGAGGAATTAGTAAACTTGTATATTTGAGTAAGGTAGCATAGTGCATCAACAGACGTTGATAGAAACCGCCTTTGCTAAAATAGTTACGAGAAAGAGTAATTTGAGCTTCAAGAGAACCAGAATCAATAATATCGTTTATTTCTTCTAATGTATAGTCTTTAGTCCTTTCATATCTGCTTCTTCCGTAACGCGTAGCCAAATTATAGGATGATTCATTCTTCGCTATCATATCGCCTATAGCTTTTGTAAAAGAGGTTAAATCTCTTTTGATTGGTTCATCCATTATCTTCCTCCTGAGAAGAATACTAATTGACGTTTACCTGCGCGCCGACGATGACTAGTTTTATAGTATTCTTCTTCAAGTTCTTTAATTCTCCATAGTCCGTAGGAGAAGCTTGAATACTTATCCTTTGGGAATCGAGAATTAATTCGTTCAAGAACTATATCTAAACTAGCTCCGGTGCGTTTTAAACGCAAATTAGCCATTTCTTCAAATAACTTCGTTGTCATCTCGTGTGGCATTAAACGCATCACACGTTGTTCTACGGTCATTTTTTGACCTATTTTGGTTGCAAGTAACGCACTCTTTGCTTGCTGTTCAGTTATTAGAAAACGCACTAGACCACCAGTAAGTCTAGAATAGCAGTTACCATGAATTTTAGAGTTTAAAGGACCATTTGCTTTAATTCCATAAAGAATTTTCGGCGCATCCTTTGGTTGAATTGCTTTATATACATCATCATTGATAAATCCATATGCAGGAAGGATGTTTCCTTTCTCATCATATTGTGGCTTTATCATTTCATCAGCAAGGCCGACACCAAGACCATTGGTATCAATGACAACCTCGCGCGGATTATATAAAGCAATTATTTTTTTAAGGTCAACCGCCTGTACAGTAAAAGGTTTTGTCTGTGGAGTGCGCCCAAGCACAATTAGATTGACTAATGTACTATAGAACTTGCCTTTTACTATATTAACTCTAAATACGCATACTGCTGTTTGGTCGGAAATTCGGCCTACGTCCACTGATATTAAGTAGAATTGTTCAGAATCGGGTCTATTAATTGCGTGCGTTTCTGGGTTCTTTATTTTTCTATATTTAGATAATTTTTCATAAGAGAACCAAGCTTCTTCGCTAGACCCCTGCCAGAGAGATAAATATTCTGTGGCAAATGATTCTGCATTATATGATGGACTCATCTGCAATTTTTTAATGTGTTGAGCGCTAATGAGTCCGTGCATTGCCGGTAATCTCCAATCACACCCAAACATAAATGAATTATTTGGGTCTATAATTGAATTTTCAAAAGTGTCTATTAATCTATCATATGCAAATGAAGTTTTTGCACCTGCACTTGTAGCACATACTATCTGTTCATTTGGTTCTTTAGGATTAACTGTGTTGTTTGGTAAACGACGAGAAACATTTACTAG